ATAAATATCATAAAAGTATTATTTTGTCAATATTTAAAGCCCTTTTTATTGATTATTTCATAATATTTTAGGGCAAATGGCATATAACGTTCCGGTTGTATGCGAAAACCGGAAAATTACACACTTTACCTAATCCGGTTTTTGTAGCCTTGTTGTAAATCTATATCCAATAAGGATTTAGCGTTGCTAAACAGGTGTGCAAAAATTATGTGAAATATGTTGCGTTCTTTAATGACATCATATTTCCAAAAAGGGGTTTTTATGAAAATCCACAATGATTTTACTTTGTTCTGGCGGGTTGTTCCTTCTGGAAAGCGGGTAGTTTACTACTATGTTTATGACGAAAATGGAAAGAGGCTTTACGGAAAGTCTACAGGTGAAACTACTTTGACGGCGGCAAGAGTTAAGTGTAACAAACTTATGAAAGACGGTAAGTTAATCCCAAAAAATGTTTTTATGCCTACTTTTGCGGAATACGCGCAGGGCTGGTGGGAATGGGAGACTTGCGCCTACTTGAAAAAACAGCGCAAGAGGGCAAGTTTAACACAGGCTTATGCTGACAATAACAAAAAGAACTTGAAAAATCACCTATTGCCTTATTTTGGCGATATGCCGATGAACAAAATCACTAAAGATGAGGTTGAAAACTTTTTTGATACTCTTATCGAGAAGGACTATCAAAATACGTCTATCAATGGGTATTACGGTACTTTGAAAACTATGCTGATTGAAGCTGTCGAGCGTAAAATTATTGACAGAGACCCTACCGAAAAATTGAAACGGCTTGTTAATGACCGTAAGGAAATAAAAATTATAACGCTTGATGAATTCCACAAACTTTTTCTTGGTAAATGGCGGCGGGTTTGGGAAGATGATCGAATTACCTATACGGCAAATAAACTGGCGGCTTTAACTGGCATGAGGGCTGGCGAGGTTTTAGGGCTTAAGGGCGGGTTTTTGTATGACGATCATATCTACTTGTGCAAACAATATGACGAATACGGCTACAGGGATACAAAAACTAAGGATAAAAATAATATTCCCCTGCCGGACGAAATGATTGATGACTTAAAGGAATTGAAGCGTATGAACGGCACGGGGTTTTTGTTTTCGCTGGACGGCGGGGCTACGCCGATTTGCCGCAGGACTATGTACGATTATTTTCATATAGCTTTGCGGAATATCGGGATTTCTGATGACGAAATTTCGGAACGGCATTTGCATTTACACGGCTGGCGGCATTTCTTGAATACTGAATTGATAAAGGGCGGGTTGACGATACAACAGGTTCAGGCAATAACGAGGCATAAAAGTGCGCGTATGACAGAGTGGTATAATCATTTTGACGCAAGCGAGTTTGCGAAAGCCAAGAGTATACAGGAAGCGTTATTGTGTACCGGTAAAGCAACAAAAACCGGAAAGGATAAGCGGGTTTCTGTTCTGCCCTTCCCTAGAACGAGCGGCAAGAGGAAAATCCCTAACGGTAAAGTTAAAAGAGCCGTTAGCAAATAAAAGCATTTGAAGATATGAGAAAGGCTGTCCGGCTTCCGCTGGACGGCTTTTTTTTGCCTTGAATATATAAAAAATCCTGAAAATTACACACTTTACCCAATTATTTCCATATTTGACACTGCCACGATTAAGCAAGAAAAGAGAGGGGGGAAAAATGGAAACTTATTTGACGGTTTTGGAAGTTGCTGAAACGGTAAAACTTTCGGTGCAGACTATCAGGCGTTATGTGCTAAATAAAGAAATTCCCTTTCACAAGATAAATCGCATGGTTCGTTTTAAGCCTTCGGAAATTGAAAAATGGGTTGAAAACAGAATGGCTGTTTCTGATGTGGAAAAAAGCGGAAACCTTGAGAGCGGTTTGTTTGACAAAGGTGAAGTATGACGGACATTGACAAAGTTATCGAAGAAGCGAAAACAGAGATGCTTCCTTTCGAGAGTTGGGAGAGGCTGACGGGAGAGAGTTCTGCAGCGTTTGCGGCTTTTTGTGTTTATCGCGATTTTGGGCTTGAGAGGAATATCCGTAAGGCTGTTGAAAGCGCGGAAAAAAACGAGGTTGTACGCGCCAAGCGGTACAGGGTTTGGCGTAACTGGTCTACTGAATTCCGCTGGAAAGAACGCGCCGCCGATTATGACAGATACCTTGAGAAACTGAAACAAACAGAGTTGCGGAAAACTATCGAGGCACAAGGCGAAAAGCATAGAGAGGTTACAGGCAAAATGCTCGATGTGGTAAAGAAAAAACTTGACACTATGAACCCTGATGAATTGACACAAGGTAACTTAACGGAATGGGTAAGTACGGCGATTAAGGCGGAACGCGAGGCAGCGGGGTTAATTGCGCCTAACGGAAAAACAGAGCCTAAACAGGGCGAATTGAATTTTGTTTCTGAATTTAGCGGACTATAGGGACAATAAGCAATGGGAACTTCGTTAGTTTTCAAACCTACGGTGGTACAGCGTAAAGCATTGTCGCTTCTGAAAAGCGGGGCTAAACACATTTTACTTTATGGCGGTTCTCGTTCAGGAAAAACTACGGTTCTTGTTATGGCGATTATTTATCGCGCCTTGCGCTTCGCTGGTTCTCGTCATCTTATTTGCCGTTATAGAGCGAAGGACGCAAGGTCATCTGTTATGCGTGAGACTTTGTTTCCGTGGCTTGATAACACTGTCGGTAAAAGCGGTTATAACTATCTTGCGCATGAAAGCATGATTACGCTTTATAACGGTTCTGAAATTTGGATTGGCGGCTTAGGTGATAGAGAGCAAGCGGATAAAATTTTAGGGCATGAATATAACACGATTTATTTTAACGAGATTTCACAATTATCATATATTGCCGTTACTACTGCCTACTCAAGATTGGCGATGAAAATTCAGGGCTGCCGTAATTTGTTTTATTACGATTGTAATCCGGGCAGTCCGCTTCATTGGGCGTATAAAATTTTCGTATTGAAAAAAACTTTTCTTTCCAGTGAACCGTTGGAAAAACCGGAACTATATCAATCTATGTTACTTAATCCAGAGGATAACAAAGAAAATTTACCTGATGATTATATCGCTGATATTCTTGATGTCCTTCCCGAAAAACAAAAAGCCCGCTTCCGTGATGGTTCATGGGTAAAGGCTGAGGGTGTTATCTTTGACAGATTTGATGAAAGTATGATCATCAAATTTTCAGAATTGCCTGAAAAGTTTGACCGTTACGCCGCCGGGCAGGATTTTGGACTTAACATTACCAATGTAAAAATTGCTTGGCTTGGCGATGTGATTTATGCGTTAGCTGATTACGGCACGTTCAATATGACTACAAAATCATTCAATACAGAATTGGAAGCGCGGGGCTGGTTTAGCTGTCCTGACGGTATGGGGCTTCCGGTGTACTGTGATCCGGCTGGCGGGGAGCGTATACAGGAAATTACAGGCGGTGTTAAAGCCAATAACAGCGTGGAAAGCGGGATTGATTATATAAACGCGAAAATCGAGCGCAGTCAATTTTTCGTTTGCGAGGGGTGTAACGGTGTTCTTTCGGAAATTTGGGACTACTGCCGGAATGAGGCGGGGGAGATTGTCAAGGTAAACGATCATTACATGGACGCTTTGAGATACGCAATTTTTAGCGATATACAACAAGGGGTAATACTTTCATGAGTTTTTTAGGCAGATTATTACCCAACTATAAGCGAAAATCCTCAAACTTAAATGATAATCAACATAACAATCCTAGTAATAATATACAAAACTCAATAAATGGTTATGATGAATTTTTGTTTGAAGCAGAGCCGCCATATAGAGACGCTTACTTAGTTAGCGCATGGGTAAACATTGCCATATCTATTTTAACTCGTAATATCGCGAGAGCAGATTTCTGTATCAAAAAAGAGGGTAACGATATTACTAGTGGTCATATTTTCGATTTGTTTAGAAAGCCTAATCCTTCACTATCCCGCTATGAACTTTGGAAAGAAACATCGTCATGGTGGTTTCTCGAAGGGGAGGCGTTTTGGTGGTTCGGTCCTTCCTATTCAGGCGGCTTGCCTAAAGAAATATATATTCTTGATCCGCGAAGAATGCGCCATGAGTGGGATTTATCGGGCGGGGTTGATTTTGGTTTTCGCAATGTTCCCCGCCGCTGGTTTTATCAATCAAATACTGAACTGATACCTATTCTTTCCGATGAGCTAATCCATTTTAAGGAATGGAACCCGTGGAACCCTGTTCGCGGCGTTAATCCGCTTGTGTCGTTAGCTGTCGAGTTAGAGCAGGATTTTTACGCCAATAAAGCTAATTCACTTTTATTAAGAAATAATGCAATTCCGCAGGGAATTCTTAAAACAGAACAGACATTGAGACCGGAAGAAGCGGACGCGATAGAGAGGCGTTGGGAGAGCAAATACGGAAATGTTAAAGCCGGAAGAAAAATCGCCGTACTCGGCAAAGGCACAAATTTTGAGCCGCTTTCATTTACGCCGGAAGTTGTCAAGTTATTTGAATTAAAGAGGTGGAACCTTTACACGATCTTGGCTAAGTACGGTATTCCGCCGAGGGTCGCCAATATTAACGACAAGTCTACTTCTCTTTCGGGTAAGGATACGGCGGAACAACACTCGGCATTTTGGAAATATACTCTTATTCCGATTTTAAGGCAGTTTGAACAGATACTTGAAAGTCAATTTTTTATGCGTTTTGGGTTAAAAGAACAAGGCGTTTTTGATCTTTTTGATGTACCTGAATTGCAGGACAGCGAGGACGCGCAGAGCAAGCGCGATATTGCGGAAATTAACGCAGGGTTAAAAACAATTAATGATGTGTTACGCGAAAGAGGAAAGGATACTAAACCGTGGGGCGATGTCTGGTATAGACCAAAAAATTATATAGCAACTACCGGAAATAGTTGCGCGGACGGGGTGGATAAATCATGAAGGGCGGGACATTAATTGTAAGCAGGGCTGTTAATTTATTTTCTTATTTCAAAAATCGGTTTGTTCAATTAGGTTTTGACAATATTTATGTAACCGGAGCGGATAAGGACAGTCTAAATATGCTTATCAATGATATTAAGCCTCGATTGATGTTAATTAGCAGTAGTTTTTATCAGGCAGGAACGCCGTATATGTTGGGCGAATTGCACAACAGGTTTCCAAAGTTAAATATCGCCGCTGTATCGCTGAATGACTACCCTCTTACTCTTGCGCCGTGGTTTATCTGGCATGGAGTTAATTCATATATCAATTTATGGGAAGAAGGGTACGATAATTTTCACAACGGGTTACAGGCTATCCGCAATGGAGAGCAGTATGTTTCGCCGATTGTTCAAAAAATTATCGATCATTATGATGAATTTCCTTCCACAAATAACAAACTTACTAAACGGCATAGAGAATGTTTGATTATGCTGTGCTGCGGTTTTCCGCCTGAACGCATAGGAGATGTTTTGCACATAACAAGGAAAACTGTGAATAATCATTTAGTCAGTTTATACAATACTTTCCATGCAAAAAGCCGTGAAGAAATGATCGCTATGGCGTGGGAACTTGAATTAATTACAAAAAAAGATATTCGTTTTTATGACAAGAAAAAAGATTATTTCACTATGCCTGAATGGGCGAATGTTCAGATAACAATTAACAAAGGGCAGTCGGCGTTTAATAAATCAAATTTTAATAGGGGGAGCTATGATTTTAAGAACTAAGGGCGGGGAATTCAAAGCGGCTGATGTTTCAGTGTTACTGGATTTTTTAGGTGTTAAGAATGAAGCGGGGCTTGTAAAAGTAGCTGGAGATGTTGAACTAATTGCTTCCGTACCGTTTCACCTAACGGTTGATAATGAAGCCGAAAGAGGGTTTTCATGGACGCTTTCAACGTATGATCTTGATAGATATGGAGAGCGTATAGACCCTATGGGGTGGGATTTTTCACAATACGCTAAAAATCCTGTCGTCGAATGGTCGCATAACTATCTTATTCCGGCAATAGGAAAAATTGAGGGGCTGGCTTCTGATGACAGCGGCTTGCATGGGCTTGTTGTTTTCAACGGAAAGGAATATGACCCTTTTGCGTGGGGCATTGAACAGCGTGTGAGGGCTGGCGTTATTCGCGCCGGTTCTGTCGGGTTTCGCGTAATGGAAATTGAAATTCCTGACAGGGAAACGGCGAAGGACGGTACTTCTTTAATTTTCAGAAAACAAGAACTTTTAGAATTCAGCATTTGCAATGTTCCGGCTAATCCTTTCGCATTGGCTAAAACAATCAAAACGGCGAAAGCGGAGACACAGGAATTATCCTGCCCTGTATTTTGGGGCGGGTTAATAAATAAACTATAGGAGAGTAATTTATGGACGAATTGTTAAAAGCAATTAAACAAAAACTTGCTGCGATGAAGAAAATCGAAAGTACCGGATTTTCTGATCCGGCTAAAGCGGCTGAGTATTTTCAGGACAAGGAGATACTTCTCGAAGAAATGGCGAAAACTCTTGAGACGGTTACAACTGGTCAAACAGATCACATTGAGCAACTGGAAAAAACCATAAAGGGTTTTCGGGACGAGCTAAAAACTCAAATGAAGTACCCTAAAGAACTGACGCAAAATGAATTTTTATACAAGCTCGGTCGGGGTATCGCCGCTACACACAGAGGCAATAATTCAATTCTTGCGGAATTGGGTTTCACTCCGAATTTTGGTACTGAGAATTGGACTAATCCCAGAGATGTAAATTGGGTTATGGGTAAAGGCTGGATTGCACAGAGGGCGGCGGCTGGCGATCCTATGGGGGATATGTCTACT